GCAAATACAAGATATTTAGGATTTCAAGAATACTCTGTCCCAGAATTTAAATTTACTGGAGAGTTAGGAATTTTTACTTTATCTATCAATGCTAGAACATGGGATGAATCGGCACTGCAAGAATGGGTAGACTGGCTGCCATATTCTTGGCTAGGTATCAGAGAGATTAAAGATACAAATATATACGATGACAACTTTCTTATTCAAGACGAAAACTATCCTTTTATCAAAATAAGACCAAATTCCGCTTACGATAATATTTATGGATCAATAGAATTTGATTCAATAAATCCTATATTTGAAAAGGTTTCTTCTGTATATGGAATATTTAAAGCACCGTCAACCTTAACAGAAACTCCTCAAACATTAATGCATTTTTATAATAGTTTTAATTCTAATGTTTTTACAATAACTTTAGATAATGAAGGATTGAAATATAAATATAATGACGATGTTCTCAAAGTTTTGCCAGTTGTTGAAAACAGTGAGTTTGCTGCAGGTATAAACATTGATAGCATAAATCAAAATTACAGTAAAAGAATAAATGATTTTTTTGCTAATCCACAATCAATTTCTATGAGTTTATTAGGAAAAGATCAAAATACTTTCTTAGGTAAATTTTTTAATATTACTTTTAATAACTCTTTTTTTACAACAAAGGATATGCTATCTAAATTTGAATTTTTAGGATTTGCCCTTGGAGAGGTTACTGATTCAGATTATAGGTATGTTGGAAACTACACATTAAAGCCTCTTACTACAAAAAATTCTTTATACCTAGACGTATGCTCTTCTGGATATTGGGAAGACTCTTTGCCATTATCCTATTTTGGAAAACTGGTGACAGACAAGGGTGGTAGCAAATATTATGATCTAGATATGATTCAGTTTAATATTGAATACCCTTCTCCAATTGTGGTAAACCCATCTTCTGTGTCTTCATACAATGATGATGTAAAGATAAAAGCATATATTACTCTTCAAGATTTTGAAGAGGTAGGTAAAACTAATTATTCAAGATATTCAAATACAGTTAATATCGGAGCAAACAGAGTACTAGATTTTGATAATACAGATGATATTTTAGTAACAAAATTTGAGGTAGTGGATGGAACAATTATATTTCCCCCTAAAGAACTTGTAGATTTTAAAGATTATTATATAACTGTTCATTTAGAACTAACTGTAAATGGAGTAAATTATAAACCTCTGCAAATTAAAAGAATGTCTTTTTCTTCCCTATCTACAAACGAAAAAAGTTTTATAGAAATAAATGCTAAGAATGGAAACAAGGTTTATACAATATCAAGATATGATAATGCCTATTCATACAAAGATAAAAATCCTTTTGCAATATATAAAGATTCAACTCCATATTTATATTTAACTGGAGATTCTGGAATAACACTTTTACCATATAACTCTAATTCTGTTAGAGCATTTTCAATTCCTATAAATCAAGAAAAAATTTTAGAATACTCTCCAGCGGGTATACAGATATGGGCTATGTACAACAAAGATATTCTATTTAATGGCGTCACTAGTTTATGTAGAATAAATGGAGTTGATAGAATTTATAATGTTATCGTAATAGCAATAGACGATGGGCAAAGAGGCTTAGTAAAGGCATTTGATGCAGAAACAGGGTTGGAAGCCTCAGAAATAAACTTTTATCAAAATGGAGATCTAGTTAAAAATCCAGTGTTAAATCCATTAATATGGACATCTTTAACAATTTCATTTGGAGAAGACATTGTTTTAAACGGAGTATCTGGACAACTAGAATTATATGAAGGATTTATATATAATAATATTGCTATATATCAAAAATCAAAAGATATTTTATCTCAAAGAATTGAGGCAAGAACTTGGCAAGAGGTAAGGTCTTTAGAAACAATAGGAGAAGCCTTTACAACTACAATTAATTATGATTGGGAAGACTGGACAGTTGATTTGTGGGACAAGGTATATTCAGCAGTTGTTTCTTTAAGTTATACAATTGACGGAAAAAGTATAAATGGGTCATTTATCGGAAATTCTATACTAGTTTCTGATGATAGTAGCGTTGTATCTATAAATTCTGAGGGTGTAGACTTAATTTCTGATGTAGTTTGGGACACAATTGTTGTCAAACCAGTGTAATATGGTATACTTGTGTACATGAATTCAAAAAAATTAAAAAATAATGGTAAGCCAAGGGTAAGTATTGTAGAAAAACAGTCAGACTGGGGCATCTATGTGTGGATGTGTGATTTTGATAACAAGCCCTTTGGAGATGGAAATGGAAATATCATGAACATTCCAGGTAGACCTTATGATTTAGAAAAAATGGCAAAGATTAGACAGGCAGCCCAACATTACAATGCACCTGTTGGAAGGGTACAATTTATGGCTGGCGTAAATAGAGTTTCAGATGAAGAACACAAGAATCAAATAGACAGAATGAAAGAAGGACTTATTCCTAGTGAAACAGATATAGGTGCTTGGATGCTTGCTCAAAAGGGGTTAAATAAAAATGGAAGATAATGGTGCTATGGCCAAGATAGATAATCTTGACAAGGTAGATAAAAAGGAAAAAGTAGATCCATTTAATATTGATGGAGAAATGATTAAGTCTTATGATGGAATACATCAAAACTTTAAACGTAAAATTTCTAGAACTGTAAATAAAGCATTTATGGGAGTAGACGATACTAGATCAAAACAACTATTTCCAGAAATGGATATGGTTACAGCCTATGGACTGTTTGATGTTGTTCTCCCCCCATACAACCTAGATGAACTTGCTTACTTTTATGAAAACTCATTTGCCAACCATGCTGCCATTCAAGCAAAAGTAGCAAACATAGTAGGACTTGGCTACTCATTTAATATGACAGACTCAACAGTGGCAAAATTAGAAGAGGCTCCAGACGATATGTCATTAATGAGGGCACAAAGAAAAATTCAAAGAGCCAAGGCAGACTTAACTGACTGGGTAGAAAGTTTAAATGACGAAGATACATTTACACACGTATTAGAAAAGGTATACACAGATGTTGAAACTGTAGGTAATGGATATATTGAAATTGGTAGAAAGATCAATGGAGATATTGGATATATTGGACATATTCCAGCAACAACAATTCGTGTACGCCGTATGCGTGATGGATATATTCAAATAGTAAACCAAAAGGTTGTTTATTTTAGAAACTTTCAAGAATCTAAAGATATTAATCCAGTAACCAACGATAATAGACCAAATGAATTAATTCATATTAAAAAGTATTCTCCAAAAAACTCTTATTATGGAGTTCCAGATACAGTAGCATCTGCAACTTCTATGGTAGGAAATGAACTTGCTGCAAAATATAACGTAGACTATTTTGAAAACAAGGCAGTTCCAAGATATATTGCTGTAGTAAAGGGTGCAAAGTTAAGTTCAGATGCAGAAGATAAATTCTTTAGATTTATGCAGGCAGGACTAAAAGGACAAAATCATAGAACTCTTTATATACCACTTCCTGGAGATGGCCCAGATAATAAGGTAGATTTTAAATTAGAACCAATTGAGAATGGTATTCAAGATGGATCATTTGATAGATATCGTAAAGCAAATCGTGATGATATTTTGATGGCTCATCAAGTTCCATATTCAAAGGTTGGCGGTGGTGCAGGTATTTCTATCGCATCAGCATTGGTGGCAGATAGAACATTTAAGGAACAGGTAGCAAGACCAGCACAAAGAAATCTAGAAAAAACCATTAACAAAATTGTTAAGGAAAAAACAGATATGCTTGCCCTTAAATTTAACGAACTAACATTGACAGATGAGCAAACTCAAAGTCAAATTGATGAGAGATACTTGCGTATGCAGGTGCTTGTTCCAAATGAGGTTCGTGAAAGATTGAATTATCCAGTTCGCCCAGGAGGCTCTGAACCAATTGTTTTAGGAGCACAGGCAAGGGCTGAGCAGGTGGCCCAATCTACTGGCAATAGAAATAGAGACCAAGAAAGAACTAACAATGCGTCTGACTCAACCTCAACCACCACTGGAAGAAATGCACAGGGTGAAGGTAGATCTCAACAATAATTGTTATAATATTTTAAAGTACCTATAAACACTTATTATAATAGAGGTAGCATGACTAATTTATCAAAAGCATTTTGGCACTCAGAAGAAAATAGCATTAAGTTATCGATGCCAATTGCTAAAATCGACAAAGAGAAACGTACCGTTTCTGGGTTTGCTACATTAGACAATATTGACAAGCAGTCAGATATTGT